CGCCGTTTCCGAGTTCTAATAATTTGTCTGATATAACAGTGTTCGTTGTGGTGATAGTCGTAGTTGTACCGTCAACTGTTAAATCACCGCTGACTTCTACATCTCCAGCGAGTTTTGTTCGACTTGAATTGAATGTTCCCATAGTTTTACTCCGTGATCCCAGAGCCGGTCAGTGCATACATTGAACCGGTTGGTATTTGTGTTAATTCTGCAAAGACTTGATAGTCCAAACTACTAGTTCCGGATCCATTGGATATATAAATCTTGGCACATTTAACATTTAATGTGACACTGCCGTTTCCGGGAGGTATTGTACTGTAATGATTATTAGCAATTACATCCGCTGAATCAGCTATGATTTGTGCTCCGGTTTCACCATCAGCAGTATGTGCTGTTACGCCGGAGCCACTTTGAAAATGTAGACGAATGTCGTGTCCACTAGTGGAATTTGGATTTATCACCGTAATAGATTTTGTGACATACGGAAAAGAAATCCTATGGACTTTATCGTCGTCCAAAGTCGCAGACCCAGTAACCCACGGTGTTCCCGAAACTTGATAGGACCCGACATTTCTAAGTCCCGCTGTATATGTAAAATTTGCCATAGTTATTTTTCTCCAAAACTATAATAATTAGTCTTTTTTTCTTTTTGCTTCTTCTTTTTTGTGACGAGCGATCGCTTTTTGTCTTGCTCGACGTTTAATATCGGAAGGTTTCTTGTAATGCCTCCGATCTTTGATCTCTTCAATGATCCCAAGTTTCTTGGTTTTCTTAAGAAATCTTTTTATAAATCTTTCTTGATTTTCATTTCGCCTAGGCTTTAATGTTAAGTTGTTAGACATCGTTTTTCCCTGAAATTTTCTTCCATATTGCTGTAGAGTGCCCTGAGAATATATTGGAAATATCAACACCAGCGTCATTCGGGTCCACGTCCTTAAGTGCTCCACGACTCTGTTGTTGGGGAGATGATGTGGGAGAAGTCCCTTCAAAAAGGTTTACGCCATTATAAGCATCTTTGCCTAATGAATCTAATAATTTTTTCTTTCTTTGTTTCATCTCGTTTAGTTTTCTCTGTTTCGAGCTATCAACCTTCGGGTGTTCGACCTTTGGCTGTTCTATCTTTTTAGCTTCGACAATTGGTTGCGATCCGGAAGTGCCTTTAACAACCTCCGAAATAATAGCAGACAAAGTACCTTCTTCGAATATCACTTCCTTGATACACTCTTTAATTAGCGGCTTAAGCATTTTCTTTAATTCGTTTTTATTCATTTAGTCCTCTAAGATTTTCTTAAACAAATCATCAACAATATTTCTTTTTGCTTCGTTGATTTTGTTTTCATACATGCTTGGTCTCTTGTTCTGGGGATATATATAAGCATTTGGAGTTGAAGGTTCCGATACAATATCAAAGCAGATCAATTCAAAATCTTCCTGTACGGTTGTGACTCCCATGCTTTCTTTTACAGATCCAAGTCCGCGAGATGAAATTCCAAGTTTAATACCAGCATTCACAAGATCTTTTAAAATACGACCGGCTGGTGTGTCTAATACTTTTATTTTTCCCATCACGTCTTTTCCTTCCCACCAAACGTCAGTGACAACATGAGAAACATTACGAAGATTAATAATGGAGTCATCTGGATGATCTAATTCACCTAGAGCTCTATTATCTTTCACAATGCCTTCATAGTTGCCAATCTCTCTCTTGAGAACACTCACCGGGTAGGTTCTTCCGTTTCCATTCTTTGTATCGGCAGTTTGTAGACGACCTGAAAGATATACAACGCCGCTGTCTCTCTCTTTCTTTTCCCTTTCGGTCAAAAGATCAACACAGATACCATCTTTACACAACGCATAAAATTCTGTTAATAATTCTTTACTCATTTAAATCTCCAAATAATGCGGTCTCTCTCCGCTCGCCTCAGGACCCTGAGCAGCAACGACGAACCGGTTGTAACATCCATTTCTTAGTCATTTTTTTCTCCATTTCTAAATCCAAAATCATCAACGATCATTGATAACAAATAACTGCTTCCCGATGAGATACACCCACACAGGAAAGCGTTGATTAAACTATACTCAAATGTAAATAGTTCTGTAAATCCGTTTACGGAAAACAGAAACACTCCAACCCAGAACCCAATACACAATGGGCAATGAAACAGTGTATTCCATTTCTTTGAATAATCCTTCTTGGGTCTTATGTCCTCAAAGATCTTTCCATGTACAATCATGAAAGTCATGCCATAAGCGGCTAGGATAAAATATAATAATTGCATAGTTCCTCAATAAGTGTAGCGACCGTAAATATAAGGAGCGAACATTCCCATTTGGTTCATTGATCCCTTCTCTTGTTCGTGAGGAACCTCACCTAATTCTGTCGTTTCGCTATCCTCTGGGTTCGCAAAGTGATCTTCAAGCATATCATCATATTTTCTTGCATCATCCATCATTGGTTTTTCAACACCAATCCACTCAGCAACCATTATAACACTGGCTTCATATATATCAAATTCTTTTGAGTTAATGATTGTGGCTTCCATTGAACCGTATATGTTCCCGCCCTGGACGGAGTCATAGGTTATGATACCCTTCTTTCGAAGGTGGTCAAACAATCTCGCTTGAGCGCCATATACAACTTCAGTCATTAAGTCTTTTGCAAAGGCGACAATCTTTCTTTGTTGCTTGAGCACTACAATATCAATATCATTGTGGTCAAATATAAGAAAATCTCCATTTAGAGCTTCCCGTACGTTTAACTCAAAATCATAATCAATTGGTAGTAACCCCTTGACTGTGATCTTCATGGTTCTCTTTTCTTCCTTCGGAGAATGAACTACAACATTAATGGCCATTGCTAATTTCCTCTACTAAATCTTGAATGTAAAAAAGTTTTTGTACCATGCCTTCATCTATAGGTTTGCTCTTGAATTCTTCGAGTTTGGCCAGAACTTTTTGGGTACCTTCCAAGTAAGAGGGGTTACCACTAGGCTCTTTAATTTGTATGATATTTTTTAACTCATTCTTCAATCTTCCGACCTCTTCGTTCATAAAAGATTTTAAGCCTAATCCATTATCTGAAAACGAAGTTATATAATTTGTTAGAAGTGTTTTTTGATTTTCCCTGAGAGTTTTGTCATAGGTTTCGTTAAACTTATCTACGAAAGTGTTGTATGTTAAATTGTCTATATGCTTCATCTCTTTTGCGGCTTCGCGTGGAATCAAAACATGTAACACCTTCCCTTCTATAATCAATCTAGATTTTGCGTCCAGCCCATCGGAGGTTAACCATTGACCAACGGTGGCTATGTTCTTATAATTCGGAACAAAGTTCTTATATACAGAATTTGATAATTGTTTGTTGATTCTGTCAATAAGTTTTGTTTGAGAGTTGAAAACATTTTTGCGATCGAGATTGTAAAAATCTTTCTTTGTTTCAAAGAGAAATCTAGTGGAAAAGTCCTTTGTCATCTTATCTTTGTTTTCCAAGATAGACTTGTATACAGATAGGTCATCTGCTAAGGCTGAACCCTTACCGAAGCTTTCTTTGATCAAGCTTAATATTACGTCCTTTCTTTTCTTCTCTTTTCTTACGATAGCCAATGTAAGCTCTTTGATTAGAGATTCGTAGAGAAAAGCGGTATTTCTTTTCTTATTGTGTTTCATCTTCTGTTTCCTTTAATTTTAATAGGCTCTCAATTAGCGTAGCTACTTGGTGACTCGTATTAAATAGTTTTTCTTCCTCTATTTCGTTTAGAGACTTATTCTCGGTCACCCCTCTCGCCAATGAGTCCAGACCGCCAAAGCCAACTTTTCCTGGGAAAGTAGATCTTGCAGTGTTCCCGTACTCTCCGGTTGCTTGATTTTTCATTTGTTTTTTCATTCCACCTTTTGAATAAGAGGATTGATGTCTTTTATATCTTCCTCTCTTGTATTTCGGGCCTTCTTTCTTTGGAGGATCATCTCTTTTCGCAGGAGGCTCAGCCAATATAACATCATCTTCTGGTTCTTCTATAGCTTCGTCTCCACCAGTATCACCTAGCTCATCTCCCAAGTCTGCGCCAAGATCACCGCCCAAGTCACCCCCCAAGTCACCTCCTAGCTCACCGGCACCACCGCCGGCTTCGGGCGCTTGACCTGCTGTTTCTAAGGCGCCCATGAACTTTCGATCATAAAACATTTCTCTCTGCATTCTAAGGAACTCTTCGTCTGAAATCCCAAACATATTCTCAGCAACCCATCGACGAGAGAAATATCCTTCTGTTGCATTTGCAGCAACGGAGAACTTCTTGTCCCAATGCTCAAGCTCTTGAAGCTCTGCAATTTTAGACGGGTTGTTTAATTTTAATTTAAAAGACAAAAGATCATCATTTCGAAATCCCATTGTGAATAGGTGAATAACTCCAATCTTTTCAAGCTCAGAGATAACAACTCTCTGAAGTCTTTGAATTGTTCTTGCGAATCGAATATCTTTTTGAGCTAAAGTTGTTTTGTCTTCCGATGCTCCCTCTCCCATTGTTAAATACGATTGAGGTACTTTAAGAGCGGAGAACAACTTATCTCTTAGATATTTTACATCTTCTACAGTTCCAGTGAATTGCCCACCGGGTAAATTTACTATATCAGTATTTGAATTTCCACGAATTGGAATATAATAGTCTTCTTCGATTGAGAGAGGATTGTATCTTAAATCCAAACGACCGGTTGTGGGGTCTGTTATTTGATGTCTTTTCATTTGCGTCATAACTTTTTGCATATATTGTTCTACATCTTGTGGAGGAATATTCCCAACGTCTATTTTAAAAACTCTTCTTTCGGGGGAACGAACAATACGATAAGCCATCATCGCATCTTCTAACAGAGTAAGTTGTCTCCAAATTCTTCTAGCTGGTTCCAATACGGATGTGCCGTATGGAGCATGCTTATCATTGCCTAAGATTCGGAAGTGGGCTACTTGCCAGTTCTCCAAGGTCATTCCGGCAGAGTTCCATTGAAACTGGACATAGTTGGGATTATTCTCATCCTCCCCTTCCAATCTTTCAACTTCTTGTGCCGGCAAACCTATACAAGACTTTATACCCATTTGATCTTCAATATCCAAATAAAGAAAGAGGTCTCCGTATTTACACATTGTACGACACCAGCCGAACAAATTATGTTCTACATTAAGAACGTTGTGATAGAGGTTGTCTAATATTGACTTTATCTCTTCATTTGGGCAATTTATTTTAAGCATTGATTGTATCGATGAGTGTGTAGTCATCTCATCCGCATAAATATCCATAGAGGATGCAATTTCCGGAGTATATTCCATTTGATCAAAATCTACATATCTCTCTGTACGATTTCTATTTGAAATCATATTCGCTGCTAGCACAGTCATTGGATTATATTCAACTTTTTTGAATTGCTTTCCGGATGCTGATTTGAACTTATTAGCGTACATGTCGAGATGGCGCCTTCTTAACTGACGGCCAGTCTGTGTTCTTCTGGTCGTTATAGGGCCAGAAAACAATCTAGTTAGGGATTTAAATAAACTATTCTCTTCGTTGTATGGGTTTTTTCCCAAATGTCTTTTTCTTTTTGCCACTTATCTATCCTTTGAAAATCCAAGCAAACTCTCTTGGTAAAGATAACTCTTCTTCATATTTAGTTGCGAAGTCTTGATTATAACCCTGTTGGCCTTTAATAGCTGTGTTCATTGTACTAGTTCTTAAAAACATTCCGTCCAACATTGCTTTTTTATATTCGGTATCTTTTTTAGAAACTGTTAGCGCTGTGTCTCTTACCCAACACATAATAGCCAATGCCATAATAAGATCATCATGATAAGATCGCATCGCTTCGGGTTTTCCATTGTTCCAAATAAATGTTCTAAATTCATTGAACGTGCGAGAAGAATAAGTTTTAATAAGTTTGTTTCTAATAAATTCTTCAAGCTTTGCAACTACTAAAGGTCTCGTTTTGATTGAAGTTGTAAATCCGGGTACTACGTTAGTCATGTGCTCCCCTTGAGTTTGATTTACGAATTCATGAGTTCCTTTAACTGAATAATAAAGATTTTGATATCCCAATGTAATTAGTTTTTCCAAAACCGAAATGCCTATGCCATTATTCTCAACAACCAAAAGGCAGTTTCCGTACTCTGTAGCGGCGGAAAATATCATTTGAGCATACATATCTAGATTTGGCTTTCCTTGATATTCTGCTACAATTTCCATTGTTTCTAGTTTTAAAATGTGAAATACAGAATTGTCAGCCCCATCGCCTCTAGCAACATCGGCAGCGAGCAAATAAGTGTTGCCCTCTTGGAACTTCTCCCATATCCAAAAATTTCTATCATAACCTGTCCTATATTGTGGTTCTCGTATATTATCATTAAGCCATGCTATATCCTCAGCATGTATAACAGTGTCTCCGGAGGTGTTGAAATTACACTCCAGCTCTTGAGCGATTTGTCGCCTAGACATGTTTTTTGTTTCTTTCGCGAACCACTCTTGATCACGGTCCGGGTGCACATCCCATGGGAGACTTATTGGTTTGAAATCGTTTTGTTCTTCCGTTGCGGCAACATATGTTTTATGAAACCAATTCCCAACGCCATTTGGAGTTGAGAGGGCAATGCATCGACCGCCCGTTGATAGTGTAGGATACAGGCCTGTCCATAGTTCGGCAAGCCCGTCAATGTGTGCTGCCTCGTCAATTACAAGAAGAGACAATGCTTCCGAACGTCCAGCGTCACCAGATGTTGAAGCCGCTTTAATTTGTGATCCATTTGACAGTTCGAATGAAGTTCTATTGTCAACCTTAATCTTTGCAACTCTCATCCATTCCGGAAGATAGTTCATTATACTCTTGACTTTCTTTACAAGGTTTGCCGCTGTTGCAAACTTGGTTGCGATAACGAGAACATTCTTGTCTCGATGGAACAGCATAAGCCAAACGCAGTAAGCAGCAGAGATTGTTGAGATCCCTAGCTGCCTTGCTTTTAGTATAACGGTAAAACGAAAATCATTAAAATCATTTAAGAGATCGTCTTGGTATGGATAAGTCTGGAATGGAATCAATCCCTTAAGGGGATGAGAAATACGGCAATAGTTATTGATGAAATATTGGGGATTTTTCCCAGATTTCACAATCTCTTTTACAATGTCTTTCTTTGATAATTTAAACGCCATTTCATTTCATTATTTCTTTTTATTATCGTTTTTCTTGATATATTCGTTTTTGGGTCTCTTTGTGGAATGTTGTTCTAGAAACTTTCTAGTAACATCACGAGTCATATCCACGGAAGCTTCCAAATACGGCTCAGATTCCATTCCGCTGATTTTATAATGTTGATATGCTTGTACAAAAGAACGTACACGAGAAGTGGATTGAACTAGAATTTTAACTTCTCCGTCCTTTGTTAAAGAAACTGATTTTCCCTTAATCGCTTTGTATTCTCTCATTAAGAATTTTTTAATTTCGTTCAACATTCTTTCGATATCTTGCTCGAACTTACCAGCATAAACTTCTTTAAGTTTGATGTCGGACTGGTAGTTAATAATCATCTTGTTGCCATAAAACTTGACTGAGAAGCCATCCATAACACGTGAATCTAAAATCGGGTGTCCTTCTTCTCTTCGAAGACCAACAGATCTAGCTTTTCCATCTGATGCATATCTATCATCATGCGCCCCATCATAGGCATTTGCAGCAGCTTGTGCTAATCCTTGTATAATTTCTAGTGTATTTGAGCTCATTTGTTTGGTCTCCAGCCTGATTTCCATCTTTCTTCTCGACCTTCTACCCATTGTATATAACACTTCTCACAACATATAAACTTTGTCATATAGACATCATCATTAGATTTAAAAGAATACGTATTACAAATAGGACAAGAACGATTAGAATTCTTCATAATTAGTTTCCTAGGAATTAAAACTCCCTCAATCTCCAGCTTATCGTTATCTTCTTCTTCTATTTCTTTGGTGTGCATTTGTTTTAATTGGGAGAGATAGCTCTTTTCTTTTTCGTCATCCCAGTCTTTCTGCGGGTGTTGGACGGTTTCTTCTCCATATTTTTTTGCTATAGCTAATTCTATTTTTACTGCATAGTTTGGATCTTTTTGTTTCACTGTGTTAATCCCGGTTTTACAGCATACATTATCCCAATCGCTGTTGCTGCCCCAACAATGAAGCCGCCTGCTATAATTAGTATCTCATCACGAGGTTTCATTTCTTTTATTTGTTCGTCTCTAATTCTTAAGATCTCATTGAGTTTTGTTGTCTCCGCTTTATATTGAGCGGTAAGGAGGTCATATTTGTACTTCTCATCGATCTTAACCTTATTAATTTCAAAATCAATACGAACATCACATGCCATTTGGGAGGTTTGATGTTCGACAACAAGCTTCTTCATTGCCTCATCGTTGAGCAAAGTTCCGTTCCACAGAACGCACTCTCCGGCTTCTACCTTCGTATACAACGGTTCAGCCGAAACCATTGAGGCTAATAATAATAACATAATTTTATTTGCTCAACTTTGATCTTAGCTCTTCTAGAGCCTCTCCGATCGAATCATAAGTCTGCGAAAATTCTAGAGTATCGTGGTTGTAGATTTGATATCTACCATTTCCCAAATATTCTAAATTATAATCCTTTGTCCTCATGGTTTCTCCGTAGTTATCGTGATCATTGTGAATGTTGAGTATGGGGTCTTCCGGAAACAAACTCTCTATTTTAATGTCTTCATTATCAGCAGCGAGTCGTTTGACGTGAGCCATCATAAATTCTTCAGTAAGATTGTCTTCCAGAGAAATTTCTAGCACCTCTCCTAAAAACAATGCTTGCTCAAGATCACCAGAAATCAAAAGTGTTTTGATCTTTTCCAACTCTTCCGGAGACCATGTCGCTTCTAATTCTTTTCGAATCATTTCTTTCAATAATTTTATTGTTAGTTTCATTTGTTTTTTCCTTTATTTTTTTTACTTATAGAGCGTCTAAGGCTCTCGACCTCTCCCTCTAAATGATCAAGCCGATGTTGAGTTGTATAGTAGAAACCTGCGAGAAGAACAACGATCGTTCCAATGGAGATAATATGTGATAGTTCTATTTTCACTCTTCATCTATCCCCATCTCGTTTAGAAACTCATCAATCGCTTTTGGATCAGTCTCCGATTCGTCCAACAATCTTCTTAATTTTTCCTTTCTCAATGCTCCCTTCTTTTTCTCAAAAGATAAAACATTTTCTTCATGGGCCTTATCTTGGGCCTCTCCATGGGCCGTAATGGACCTTATATGTTCTTTACCAGTGCTTTCGATAATTTCTCTTTCTTTCTCAAAATTCTCTTTGGCAGCGTGGGCACTTTGTTTAAATTCTCTGGATTTTGAATAACCAACAATGACAGCGATTATAGAGGCGACACTAAATACGAGCCATCTCCAGTGCGCCAAACACCATGCTTTGGTTTTCTTCCACCAGATCATTACATACCTTTCCAGACTTTTGCGACATCAATAACCGATTGTCCACCGATATACATCGCCGCAATCATTGCCCACGTCTCTGGGTCTAAAGTTGACCAAATTAATAAACATGTTGCGGCGATAAATACCAACAACTTGCGACTTATGATTTTTGATTGAAGTTGATCAACCATACCAATCTTGGGAAGACCTTGATCATCGGCACCTTCGCAATCTACACTTTCTAATAATTCTTTTGACATTTTATATTTCCTTATAAGTTATAATTTAGACACCGCTTCTCTGTAAGCATCCGCCTGGTTTTGGCCGGGATCCTTTAAGTGACTCTCGTCAACTGTGGCTATACCGGTTGGATCTTTATAATATTCCCCATAAATACCTACAAAATCTATCGCAGCCTCAAAGGACTCAACTTCTTCCTTTGAGGCTAAGTATTTCTCGTACGATGATTGTACAATTTCTTCTGGGAACATTGCGCTGGATTGTTCATTCTCTTGTCTTATCATTTCGGAATATTCTTCTTTGATAATCCTCTTAAGTAATTTTGTTGTTAGTTTCACTTTATTTCTCCTAATAAAAAACCTATTTAGCTTTTACACTAAATAGGTTGCAAATTGTTAAATGTTTACATTAGCATAGCCATTAACTTTATCAATGTCTATCGTCATATCAACAACATCTTTGAGGTGATCAAGGTGGGAAATCAAGAGAACCGTCTTAAATTGATTCTTTATCATCCCAAGCAATCTAACAAAGCCTTCCATATGTTCTTGATCTAAAGCGGTTGCTGGTTCATCGAGGATAAACAGTTCAGATTTTGGAAGATTCGTTATCGCAATCATCGCTAGACGAATAGCCATTGAAGCAATCGTCTTCTCGGCGCCTGATCCCATTGATAAAGGTCGCTTACTATAATTTGGATGTTTAATATACAATTCAAGTTTCTTATCATGGTTCTCGAAAAATACTTCAAACTCAACAATGTTAACCAGAATCTTGGAGATCTCTCCATTGATAACAGGAAGTTTTTGTTGAATGATCTCATATGAGATTCCATTGGGGTGCATACAATTTATAAGTGTATCATAAGCAATCCATTCTTCTTGTAACCCTTTAAACTCATTCTTCTCTTCATGAAGAGATTTTATGGTTTGTTTAGCTGTGGCTTCCTCGATAAGAAAATCTTGAGTTTGTTTATTGCACTTATCTAGGTAAGTTTGGTTTTTGATCTTCTTCTTCGTAAGTGCACTACGTTCTTTAAACAAAGTTTCTTTGTTCTCAATTGCTTCACGATTATCTTCGTATTGCTTTTTCTTTTTAGATAGAGATTCAAGTTGGTTTTTTAGTAGTTCAACCTTTGTCTTGTTTTGATCTAAATATAAATGATTTCTCTCCAGCGATCTTTCGGATTTTTGCTTCTTCTCGTTTGTTTGAGTGTAGGCACTAATTTGACGGCTAATCTCATCGATATTAATAAAAGCAGCTCGGCTTTCAATTGACTCCAGCTCGGCACGAAAGTTTGCTAATTCCTCTTTGGTATCAGGAAGAGAGTCTTTCGCCTTGTTTGCATCGCAGATAAACTTGCAAGTTTTGAATTGATCTCCACAAGGTATCCCATCCAAAAGTTTCAACTTCTTTGTTTGACTCTTAAGTCTCGTCTCAGTTTGCGTTGCTTGCCCTAAAACTTGCCGTCTTTCTACAAGAATTTGAGTATGATTATTTTTAAGGTCTACTAGCCTATCAAAATCATAACCCTCCAGAAACTTTGCGTAATTCGCGATAAATTCTTGGTCCTTTTGGATTTTGGCAAGTATCTCCAAATTATCTCTCAAAATTTGAGCCTTCACTTGGTCTTTAACTTTAATCTCAGACATAACTTCATTAATGTTGATAATCTCCGCAGGAATTGAAGAGATTAAATCACTTATCTCCGCAAGCTCTCCATCAAACCTTCCAATGCTATTATTATAAACTTTGCACTTATCGATCTGTTCATCAATATCTCTTCGGATATCTTCCAAGAGATCAGACTTTTTCTGAATTCTCTCGTTGAACTTCTTTGACTCCATTCTTTTAATCACCGCACGTATCTCTGCTGCATCCTTTTTGGCTAACTTATACTTTTGATCAAAGATTTGCAGATCAAGGAACTTAGCAACGATCTCTTTTCTCTTTGTGGATCCTTCCCGAAGGAAAGCCATGGAATCCATTTGAGATGACATTGAGGTTAAAAAGAAATCATCGATGTTCCCAAAGCGTTTTCTTATGTTGGCGTCGCTCTCGTTCCGAGTTGTACCGTTAAGGGACTCTGTCACCCCACCGGTGATCTTTGAGAAGTCTAAATCTACCTTTGCCTCAATTGATGTGCCGTTGCGGGATTTCTTAGTGTATTTGTTAAGGTTTCGAATTATTTTAAATTCGTCATGTCCAGCTTGGAGACTGATTTTACATTTAGCATAATCTTTATTTTGATTGATTATGTGGACGTTTTTCCGCTCTCCTTTAGAAGTTGTGTTAAAAATACTATATAACACACTGTCGACAATAGAAGACTTTCCTGAATAATTCTTACCGAAGATTCCGACAAGTCCGGATAGCTTCTCAAAATCAATTTTATTCTTTTCGCCGTAGTTGAAGAGGTTATCCCACTCAATTTCTTTAATTTTCCAAATAACATTCCTAGATACCTCCTCGCTGTCTTCGATCTGTTTGTTGTATTTTTTATTTAACTCAAGTATTTTATCCATGACTCCATCTTTGAGATCTAGATTGTTGCAATAAGCACGAATGTATTTCTCTTGGACTGTTAAGTCTCTTAGGTTTTCTGCGTTTACAGCTTTGCCAATCAAAGATGTCGATGATGCATTCCTCGTTCCATCATTCAAAAAGGAAACAGAGGTTGGCGACCATTTAGCATTTGCCAAATCACAGGCCATCTTTAATCTAATTGGTGAAATGTTGGAGTGGGCTCGAATTCGTAAGCGACAACCCTTTGGGATGTTCGCAAATGGAAAAGTTCCATCGTGGTTAAGATTAATGGTTATAAACGGACGAGGGTTACGAACACTAACATGTTGCACATCAAACGTATCTTTGTCTGTGATATTCCACATCAGGAAGCCTTTATTGATTGACTCTCCAAAGTTTTGCTGAATGGTAGATCCAGCATAGCGAACGCGGCCTTCTCTATCCATCGCTTGAGGCTTGTGTATATCCCCTAGCAAACCATAGTCAAAATCCTTAAAGATGCTGACGGAGTCTTCTCCTTCGTCCATTACCCAACCTAAAGATGTTTGACATCCGTGAATAGATCCATGATAGAGCGCAATGTTTATCTTACTGTCATCTGTTGGTTTGCTCCAATTATCTCTGTCGAATACTGAAAGGACATTCAGTGTTAGTCCTTCGATTGGTTCTATCTCCCCAGAGTTCTTTAACAGATGAAGGTTGCGATGTTGCAGCGCTTCAACTATTGGTGTTATAGCATCTTGGCGAGAATCATTTTTAAGATTGCCATCATGATTGCCTAAGATAATATAGGTTGGTGCAATATCTGCTAGGTTATGAAGAAATGAAGAACACATTTGAAAGAACTCCGGCGAGAGTTGTGTCTTTGTGTGAGCCAAGTCACCAGTATGAACGATGATGTCGGGAGACATATTTCTAAGTTTTTTATACATGTCCTCGAACGCCATCTTATATTCGTAATGATATTTAAGGTTCCGTATGTGTGTGTCAGATATGTGTGCCACGCGTATTTCTTTTTTATTTGTCATTTTTCCTCCGATTGTAAAATTTTGACTAAATATTCAAGGTACCAAATTGCTTTCTGGATATCCTCTGTTGGGTTTTGTTTATGTTTGTATCTGGCTATGTATTTAATTGCGTTTCCAAC